AGCCTGAGTACGTCAAGGGCTACACGTACGACCAAGATGCTGCCGATCTCGTCATCGGCTTCCTTGAGTCGGTGTGCTGTCACACCAAGGACTCGCCAACCGCGAAGGCTGGCGAGCCGATGCATCTGCTCGACTGGCACAAGCACGACGTGATCGAGCCGCTCTACGGGTGGCGAACTGATGACGGGCTGCGACGGTATCGGCTCGCCTACCTAGAGGTGCCCAAAAAAAATGGCGTCTTGGCCCCTGCGGCTGGATGCCGTGGGGGCCAAGACGACAAGGCAAATCGACGCTCCTCTCAGCACTCTCAATCTGGCATCTCCTCATGGAGGGAGAAGGCGAGCTCGGGTGCATCGCGGCGAAGGACCGCAATCAAGCGGCAATCATCTTCGACGAGACCGCCGCGATGGTGAAGCGGTCGCCGGAACTGGCGGCGTCGCTTGAGGTCGTCGATTCGCGGAAGACGATCGTCTGCATGGGCACCGGGTCGTCGATGCGTGTGATCTCGCGTGACGCCGGTGCTGCCGAGGGGCCGTCCTACTCGTTCGTCTTCTGCGACGAGCTCCACGCGTGGCCCGACCGGAGGCTCTTCGAGGCACTCCGCTACTCGGGTCGCTCCAGGCGCGAGCCGCTGCTCTGCACCATCACGACGGCTGGTGACCGCCGCGACACGATCTGCTGGGAGCAGCACGAATACGCCGAGCAGGTGATCGCAGATCCGAACTATGACCCGAGGTTCTACGGGCGAATCTACGGGGCGAAAACGGACGGCAGCGAGGACTACTTCGATCCGGCGACGTGGCGTCGATGCAACCCCGGCATGGGGATCACGATGACCGAGGAGGCGTTCGCGGCGGATGCCCGCGAGGCGAAGAACAAGGCGACGAAGCTCAACGGGTGGCTCCGCTACTCGCTCGGCGTCTGGACCGAAAGCACGAACCGCTGGCTCGACCCTGACAAGTGGGCCTCGTGTGCTAGCGGTCCACGCGAGCCCTTCGCCGGTCGGAAGTGCATCATCGGCATGGACTTGTCGAAGACCACCGACCTATCGGCGATGGTCGCCCTGTACCCGTGCGAGGGCGACGAGTTCGAGGTCGATGCGATGTTCTGGGCTCCCCGCGATCTCATCATGGAGCGGGAGCGAACCGATCGCCAACCGTTCTCCCACTGGGTGAGTTCTGGGTACATCACGGCGACCGATGGGAATATCATCGACCACTCGAAGATCCGCGAGTACGTGCTGGAGTACGCGAAAACCCACGAGGTCGAGCACGTCTACATGGACCTGACCGGGGCGGTGCAGCTCGCCGTGGAACTGCAAGGGGCAGGGCTCAACGTGTCAGGATGGAGCCAAGGTTTTCGCGGGATGTCGTCACCGACGCGCCGCCTGGAGTCGCTCGTGCTGCAGCAGCGTCTGCGGCATGGCGGCAATCCGGTGCTCTCGTGGATGGCCGCGAACGTGACCGTGGAGACGAACGCGTACGAAGACGTGCGACCGGTGAAGAAGAAAAGCACGGGCCGCATTGACGGGATCGTGGCTCTCATATTCGCCCTCGGCGGCTGGGAGTCTGACCAGATCACGAACAAGCCTGGAGCCGAACCCTCCATCCTCTTCCTATGATCGCCCCATCTGATCGCATCCTCTGGCTCCCGACATCCGAGCACGAGTCTCGCAACTGGGACTACGAGTCGGGTGGCTACGGCGGCAACCGCAATCCATCGGGCGTGCGGATCGACCCCGAGACGGCGCTCCGCTCGACGGTCGTCCTTGCGTGCGTCCGCGTGCTCTCGTCCAGCGTGGCCGGGCTCCCTCTGCACCTCTACCGCCGCCTGCCCAACGGCGGTAAGGAGATCGCGCGCGAGGTGCCGCTGTATCGCATCCTCCACGAGCGTCCGAACGGCTGGCAGACGAGCTATGAGTGGCGGGAGCAGATCATGCTCCACCTGCTCACGCACGGGCAGGCGTTCGTCGAGATCGCCGGTGCCGGTCCTGCGACGCAGTTGATCGTGCTGCACCCGAGCCGGATGCAGGTCGAGCGAATCGAGAACGGGCGACTGCGTTATCGCTACCGCGAGGATCGCGGCACCGAGACGATCTACTCGCAGGACGCAATCATGCACCTGCGGTGGCTGTCTGACGACGGCGTCAACGGCATGGTGCCGGTCGAGCTCGCCCGCGACGCGATCGGGCTGGCCCGTGCGTGCGAGATCCACGGCGCGTCGTTCTTCGGCAACGGTGCTCGGCCCGGTGTGGTTCTGTCTACCGACAGCACGATCTCAGCCGAGGCGGCCGAGGCGCTCCGCAATGGATGGGAGCGGATGCACCGTGGCAGCGAGCGGAGTCACCGCACGGCGGTCCTCCAAGGAGGACTGAAGCCGATCGAGATCGGCGGCGGGAATATGCAGGAGTCGCAGTTTCTGGAGACGCGCCGCTTCGCCGTCGAGGAGTGCGCCCGAGTCTGGGGGGTGCCACCTCATCTGGTCGGCGATCTGTCCCGGTCGTCGTTCTCGAACATCGAGCAGCAGAGCATCGACTTCGTCACGAACGGACTTATGCCGTGGCTGCGGCGTATCGAGTCTGCGATTGCTCGCGACCTCATCACGGACGACTCGCTCTTCGCTGAGTTCGATACGCGCGGACTGCTGCGTGCCGATGCCGCCGGGCGATCGGCGTACTTCAATACGCTCTGGAGCCTGGGCGTGGCGAGCGTCAACGAGATCCGGGCGTGGGAGAACATGAACCCCGTCGATGGCGGCGACGTGCGGTTCGTGCAACTCAACATGACCACGCTCGATAAGGCGGCTGCGGCCGAGCCCGAGCCGACGCCGGTCGTCGAAGAGATCGTCGTCGAAGAGCCGGTTGCCGACGCCGTGTCACCGGCAACCGAGCCCGCACCGGACGCCACGCCCCAAGTCGCCGAGGTCAGCCTCAACGGTGCCCAGATCACCGGGCTGATCGCGATCGTGCAGTCGATCTCCGACGGTCTAGTCACCCGCGAGGGTGCGGCGGCGATGATCGCCGCGTCGTTCCCGAGCATCCCGCCAGCACAGATCGACGCGATCCTCGCAGGGGTGGTCGAGCGTCAGCCTGCGCCAGCAGCGGTTGCGCAGCCGCAGCAAGTGCCGGTGGTCGAAGACGCCCCCGCGAGGTCGCTCGAGTCTCGAGCCATGACGATCTCGATCGACTTCGATCGCACGTTCGCGGCCGACCCGCAGTTGTGGGGCGAGTTCGCCCGCAAGTCGGTGGCCGACGGGAACACTGTCGTGATGATCTCGCGTCGCCCCGAGGAGGACCGCGAGACGGTCATGGGCACGCTGGGAGAGTACGCCGATGCGTTCTCGCAGGTGCTACTCGTGGGAGGCGACACGCTCAAGGCAGATGCGGCGAATGCTGCGGGGATTAGCGTCGACGTGTGGGTGGACGACTCTCCGCAGACGATCCGCTCAGCAGAGAAGCGTGCCGAGCCCGGCACCGTCGTCGAGGGCGACTTCGTCTCGTGGGGCTCCGCTGGCGGGCGAGCTCGAGGACGCATCGACTACGTCATGGGCGTCGGCACGCTCGATGTGCCTGGCACCGACTTCAAGATCGACTCGACCGAGGACGACCCGGCGGCGCTCATCACGGTGTACGAAGAGGTCAGCGGCGGGTGGCGGGCGACCGAGACGAAGGTCGGTCACAAGGTCTCGACGCTCACGAAAATCGACCCGCTGCCCGAGCCGCCGCCTGCGGAGGAGCCACGGGCGAAGCCACGGAGGCGGAAGCGTGGCGGCTAGGTACGACCACATCGACTTCACGCCGCCGTCGGGCGTGCGTGAGGAGGCGGCCCGAGGGCTGGCATGGCGCGACGAGTACGGCCGAGGAGGCACGGCAGTCGGCGTTGCCCGAGCGAGAGACCTGTCGAACGGAGTGAACATCAGCCCAGAGACGGCTCGCCGGATGAAGGCGTTCTTCGACCGGCACGAGATCGACAAGCAAGGAAAGGGCTATCGCCCAGGCGAGGACGGCTTTCCATCAGCCGGACGCATCGCCTGGGCGCTTTAGCTATGGGGCGGCGATCCCGGTCAAGGTTGGGCGAACAAGCTCGTGCGGCAGATGAACGCGGCAGACGAAAGCGAAAGGAGCACGACGATGAACATCGAGCGTCGCAGTCTGGCGATTGACGAAGTCGAGTCGGCGGTCCCGCTGCTCGCGGTCGAGAGCCGCAGCGAGGACGACGGCAGCGAGCGCGAGTACATCGTCGGCTACGCGGCGAAGTTCGGCGTGTTGAGCCTCGACCTCGGCG